TTGCGACGCATGGCTTCCAGCGCCTGCTCCTTCAAGCTCGGTGCCTTGGGGCGGCGGGCGGCGCGGAGCGAAGGGATTAGCTCGGGATGTGTGGCCAGGTTTTGCCAGTGAAGCCACTCACAACACGCCTCCAGTTCCTGGTCGGCGCCGTATTGGGCAGCTTTGACCGCTATGAAATCTTCAAGCCGTGGTCGCTCTGATTTGTCCAGTGTGACCCACGCATTCCACCACTCGCCAATAACTTCTGACGGTGGGGCGATGGGGTGCGGAGCGGGCACAAGACTATCCACTGGCGTCCACTGGTTGCCCTGTTTGCGGAAAAATTCAGGGGCAGGCTTTTCGTAGTCTTGGCGCTTGCTGAAATACTCAACAGCGGGCTTGTCGTAATCTTGGGTCATCGTCGATCCTCCAATCGGCGGTCACGGGGCGGGCAGGTAGCACTGCGCCGCTCCACCACCATACCATGTGCTACAGTGCTGTGGCTGACCAGAAACCAGCAACGCAACGGTTGTGACATTCCGTTGCATAGGGGGCAGGGGTGAGATCCTGTCCCTTTTTAATGGGATGGCCTGAGCGTGATACGCCTCATCGGGACGCAACAGAGGCTGAGGCTCTGTCATTAAACATTCTAGTCTTGTTCACTCTACGAGGGTGCATTATCATCCCATTCCATGCCTAACTGCCATTCTGGTCCGGGTGATTCGGGACGCCACATAAGGTCGCCGTCTTCATTCACCCACCACTTTTTGTCTTCAGTGTTTTCAACCACGCCTTGTGCGGAGTTTATAGAGTCAGTCATTGAAGTGAGTAGGACTAGTTGCCTTCGAGAGCGTTGACTTTGGCTTCCAACACCTCGATCCGCTCCATCGCTTCCTGCAGCGCCTTCACTGCCTTCATGTAGAGCACTGAATAGTTGACGCTCTTGGTAACAGTGCCGAGGTCGTTGCCTTCAGCGTCGCGGTCGGGTGATTCGGTGACGAGGCCAGGGGAAACCTGCTCAACCTCTTGTGCGACCAGACCGATTTGGGTGTGGGTCTGGCCTTCTTTGAAGTTGTAGTTACGGACCTGGAGAGCTTTTAGGTCATCCCATTGGGAGTTGGCGTCAACAATGTTCTCCTTCAGTTTGATGTCGGAGATGGCACCATAAGAATTGTTGGTGTTTTTTATGTTGCCGTTTGAATAGATGTAAATAGAGTCAGTGCCTGAGCCAGGTGAGCCAGCCGTGCCGCTGTATTGACCTCGAAAAATTGCTACTGAAGTTCCTGCAGAAGAAACAGTGGTCGCGTAGATGACATCAATACCTGCATCGGCAACAGAATACAAAGTGCCTCCTCGGGTAATTCTCATCCGCTCCGTCGGGCTGCTCGCTCCGTCGGCGGTAGTGGAGAACACTAGTCGCGAGGGTTTATCACCCGTTCCGTGCGCCAAGTCTGCGTAACATCCAATCGCAGCGCACTCTTGATATGCACCGTCGCTGTCATTGCCCCAAAAACTGACAATGCCTAAGGTATTATCCGCCGCAATCGTTGTGTCGTTTCGCCCCAGTGCAATAATTGATCCAGCGTCATCACTTACAATCTGAATCTTGGCACTGGTTTGACCGCCGCTAATGTCACTAGACGTGCCAACTAACAACCTGCCGGAGCTGTCGATGCGGGCGCGTTCGGTGTTTCCAGTTTGTAGGGTAACTACCGATGACCCAAAAGATGCCATCGTATTTTGGGACCCATTCAAAAGATTAAGCGTGTTTCCGCTACCAGTTTGGATGTATAGGTTGCTGTCTGTATTTCGCGAGAAGATTCGTGCAGTGCCTGCTGATGGAAGCGCAACAGCACCAAGAGAAATAGCACCGGCTACATCCAGAGCACTACTGGGCGACGTAGTGCCAATCCCTAGGTGCTTTGTCGCAGCGTCATAAACCAGCCCATTGGTGTTGGCGACGATGCCACCATCAGCCTTGATCTGCAGGTTCGGTGCTGCCGTGGTGCCGCCGACCTTGACAGCGCCAGAGGTGAAGACGGAATCGCCAGCTGTCTTCGGGGTGATCTCGGTGCCAGCTCTATCCCACAAATCCTCAGCCTGTAGCTCTGCCTTCGTCGCATACTTCGCATCGTTGGCAATCGCCGCAGCCGCTGCACCATCAGGCGTCGCCGTCACCCATGCCGTGCCATCCCAAATCTTGGTGACACTGGGGCTAGCGCTGGTGTCAATCCAAATCTGACCCGTCGCCGGGGTGATCGGTGCGGTGGCGCTGGTGATCGTGGACCCTGCCTGCGGCACCCAAGCAGTACCGTTCCACACCTTGATGGTGCTCGGATTGGTGCTGCTATCCACCCACACCTGCCCGGCCACGGGGGTTGCAGGTGCGCTGGCGCTACCAACCTGAGCCGCCAATGCGCTCTTCAGACCAGCAGGCGTAACAGCTCTGGTCGTATCCACCCCGTCAACGGTTTCGGTCGCGGTCGCCAGCTCGACCACACCCTTGACCGCATCGGTCGCGTCGGGGGTGCTGACGCTGCCAACACCCGCCAGCTTCACAACAGCTCCGGCGCTGTCCTTGATATACGCCGCAGGGCTGGCTGCGTTGGCGTTAATGGCTACCTCGCCAATATCTAAGTCAGTAGGAAGCGGCGCCTTGTTGGCGACGACGCTGTTCTTCAGCTTGATCTTGATGGCCACGGCTATTCAGCGAAGGGCGCCCATGCGGGCTACCCCAGCCTAAGCAGCTCAGTAACTGCCGCCATCAGCCACGCCAGTCAGCATGGCAGCGTCAATCGTCGGGCCGATCAGAACATCACGCCAAGCCGCGCCGTCCCACTGCTGCAGGGTGCTGGTGGTCTCGTTGTAAATCAGGCGGCCCACATCAGCGCCGGCCAGCGTGAGCAGGTTGCGCTCAATGGTGGTGAGTCCCTGGGGCTGAACCAGCCCTGCCTTGGAGAGTGACATCAGTACCCGCCTCCGTCGATCACCGTAGACGCCACCCAGGAGCCCAGGGTGTTGTCCCACATTAGGTAGGGCTGGTCGGCAGTACCCGTAGGCAGGCTGGCACCACCACCGCCACCACCAGTGCCAGGCACGCCCTCGATCAACACCCAGTAATCAATCCCTACTGGCAGCGGGCTGGTGAAGTTCACCGTGCGCGGACCGACAAAGGCGTAATCCTTGTTCGGCTCTTGGATCACGCCGCCAACGCTGATCAGCAAACCAGTCGCGGCGCTGCCGTCAGAAGTCAGCGTGAAGCTGGTACGAATACCGTCAGGCGCCTGCGTAAAGGTGGCCTTGGTGCCTGCCGTAGGGCGGTTGACCCACTTGTTGGCAGTGCTGTCGTAGATCAGCGTCTCGCCGTTGGCGGGGCTGGTGATGCGGACATCCAGCAGGTCTTTCAGACCAGTGGAGCTGGAGCCGCCATTCAGCGTGTCGATCCGCACCCAACCCTTGGTTGCCCCGAGGCACAACACCCAGTCGCCGTTGTCATAGGCCGAGCCGCTATAGGTGCCGGCTGTCTTGCAGACGAAGTAGGCGCCGGTCATGGCGTCGGTCGCCGTAGGGATAGCCCCTGCAGCAAAACCACCGGCAGTGCCGAAAGTAGTCAGGTCAACGATCTCGCCAGTGGCGGCATTGAAGGTGCCGCAGAACCGCATGTTCTCCGTGCCCAGCCGGCCGAGCGAGCCAACGCTCATCCAGCTGTTCCCGTTCCACATGTGGAGCTGGGCCGTGGACTCCTGATACCACAGCATCCCGTTGTGATACAGGTTGCCCGCAGTGGGCTCCGCCTCTTGGATGTAGCTGATCGCATAGTTCGCCAGCTTCTCTTGCGTAATGCTCCTGTCGCCAATCCGAGCCGGGTCGAGGATGCCGGTGTTGAGCTTGGTGGCATCCAGGCTGGGGATGTCGCCGGCGATCAGCGCTCCGCCGGCGGTCACATGGCCACGAGCATCCACCGTCACCTTGGGATAGGTGCCAGCTGAAACGCCGCTATCGGCGTGGTGCAGCGTGCCGGCAGCGTCCAACGTCAGCTCCGGCCCTGGGACAATCACGCCCCCTTTGGCAATCTGCGAGGCGGTCGGAATGTCGTCTGGGCTCAGCGCCACCGCCGCAGTGATGTGGCCCGTGGCGTTGTAGGTAATGCCGCTGCGCGTACCAGCCGCAATCGTGCCGTCATGGTTGACGGCGCCAGCGCCGCTAACGGTCAAGCCAGATGACGCGGGGATGGAGACAGCCCCAACGGCGCTTTGCGTGGCAATCGGCAAATCGACTGGCGCCAGCGGCGCAGTGCCGGTGATATGCCCCTGTGCGTCGTAGCTAATGCCGCTGCGAGTGGCCGGCGTCACCGCATTGGTGTGGCCGATTGCCCCGCCCACCTTGTCCAGCCCGCGATTCAGGCTGGCGGCCGGGATCTTGGCAGCAGTCACCGTGTCGTCGGTGAGCTTGGCACCATCAACGCCAGCAGCGATCTTGCTGTTGGTTACCGCCAGGTCTGTAATGGCGGCGGTGTCCACAGCGCCATCAGCTAGCTCCGATGCAGTAACTGCATCAGGGGCAATCTGCGTTGCCGTCACGCTGTCTGGAATCAGCTTGGAGCCAGGCAGCGTGCCGTCGTCAATCAGCTTGACGCCGTTCTGGATCAGATCCTTGCTGCTGACCTTCTTGGTTTCACTGGCAGACAAGTCGGCAACCGCCAACTGGTCGATTGCCATCAGGTCAGCGCCAGCAAGCGCTGGCAGGTCCGAGATCCTGGAGTCCGACATTCCCGCCTAGCACAAACCGCTACCCCAGCCTAAGACCGCTACTCCTGATCCTCCTTCTCCAAGAAGCCAACCTGGTTCTCCTCCAGCCGCAGGCGACTAATGCCGTCTTGCTCCTTGACGATGTAGTTGGTGACGGTGCGGGTGCGGAGTCTGATCTCGCCAGTGGTCACAAACTGAATCGTTGTCTTGACCGGCTGGGTGGGCTCGAACGCAATGCCGACGTTCGTGACAAGGGCGTCGAACTCGTACCAGATCTCGTCGTCGTAATCCTCAGCGCGAGCGCCTGGCTTCTGGCCACGCCCTATCAGCGTTAGCTTCGCCCAAAAGCCACTGCCCAACTGCGTGCGTAACAGCAGCTGGTGCAGGTAGATCGGCATCTCCACGAAGCCGGCGGTGATGTCCGAGAGGTTGTCGCACAGCCGCCGTTCGTAGTCAAAGAAGCAAGACATCTGCCCGCTGCCGCTGATCATCGTGCTGTGCTGCTGGCGGAACTCCTCGCCAAGCTCGGTCACATCAACGGCTTCGCGGCTGGTGTTTAGCTCAAAGTCCGTGACCTGACCGACGATGCGCTCAATGTTGTTGACCACCCGCACCTCAATCGGCACCGGCGCTGTGATCGCCTGCAGCTGAACGCGGGTGGCTGCCTCACCGCTCACAGCGTCATCGAAGCGTTGATACAGCCTCAGGCCGCCAACTTCGTCCACAAAGACGTACCAAATGCCGTCGGGGTAATCGCCAGGTACAGGCCAGCCGCCTGGGCTGATAAAAGCCAAGGTGCTGCCATCCCGCGTCTTGATGGCCACCTGATCGCCGGTCATCAACATCCCTTGGGGGAAGTCGAATGAGAAACGATCCTTGGCGGTGTTGATGTCTGAGGGGGCAATGGTGCCCTGAAATGCCCTGTCGTTCAGCGTGGTGCGCCGCAGTTCAATCTGGCCGCTGGACCCTAAAAGGACAGCCATCAGAGCACCACCGCGCTCATGTCGCCGCAGACCTGAAACGACAGCTGGGCTTGCATGACCTCACCGACAGCCATTGCCAGCTCAGCGCCGGTGATCAGGCACTTGAAGGTGACGCTCTTGCTCCCGAAGCCGAGGGTCATCTGCAGCTTGTCCGCCTCACCAGGCGCGTCGGTACGGACCACCTTGCTCAGCAGGCTCTTGGCCGCGTCGTCATACATCCAAACCGAACAGCTGCCGCTGGCGCTCTTCAGGCCGGGCGTGTAATCCCTGGCAGCATCGGCCAGGCTGGTGACCTCCAGGGCTTCCACCTGCGACGACAGGCTCCAACTGGCAACCTTGGCCAGCTTCACCCCGCCGTAAGTGATGGTGCCGTCTTTGCCCGAGATGTAAGACAAGCTCTCAGCAGCAGACGACAGCCCCAGTCTAGATTGGGTGCGGCAGCGAGTTGACGCTCCTGCCGCGTGACCGATCAACTGTGGATTGACCGATGCAGGAAGTATGGCGTCCCGTCGTCGGATACGAGGGGCTCTATGAAGTCTCCGACCAGGGCAGGGTGCGAAGCCTGACGCGCACCATCCACTGCGCCGATGGAAGAGCCCGCACCTTCCAAGGGCAGCTGCTCGATCCGTGGCTTTCTACCCACGGCTACAAAATGGTAACGCTGCGAAAAGACGGAAACTCAACGAAACGCAGCGTTCACTGCCTGGTTGCTTCGGCGTTTATTGGTCCCCGTCCAGCAGGGCTAGACGTGCTCCACGGGGAAAGCGGAAAGCTGGACAACCGCCTGTGCAACCTCCGTTACGGGACCGCAGCCGAGAATATGGCTGACAAGTTGCGAGACGGAACTGATAACAGGGGAGAGAATCACCCCATGGCAAAGCTGACGGCTGAGCAGGTCAGGCTCGTCCGTACAAGCATTGAAGGCGCGTCTGAACTGGCCGCTCGCTTACAGGTCTCTAGGGACGCGGTTGTCTCGATTCGACTAGGCAGAACTTGGGCGTGGCTAGACGCCTAGTTCGGATCGAGGCGGCCAATCAGGCGCACCTGAACAGTGCTGCGGCCTGGCTTCACGCTATCGACGCTCGGCGGGTCGCTGAACCTCCACCGCAACCCACTGCCCCCAACTTCCCTGATGTAGCTGGCCAGGGCATTGCTTGAACCACCAGCACCGTCTGCTGCGGTGAAGGTGATCCAGTCATCGGCCACCATCGTGCGCTCGTACAGCCCCAGCACTGTTGCTGCGTTGTCGTCGGTGATGTTCTGGAACGTCAGCTCCAGCTCGGCGTCATACCGGCGGTTGCCGTACCTCAAGGTAGTGGTGGCGCCATTCAGCGCCTTGAACTCCCCTTGGGGATACTTGCCGGGGTTGTAGCGGCGGCCGCTTGGGACAAGGGCTGGAAACGCAACTGCTGCCATCAGCCGGCCTCCACCACGAAGTCAGTTGCGTTCCACTGCAGTGTAGTTAGCGCCCCACCGTCAGTCGTCGGCTGGAAGCTACCTGCCACCTCAACAAAGCCATCCTCGGTGTAGCTGAGAGTTTCCACCTTGTAGACCTTGCTGGTGGTCGTGGTGTTCCTCAAGGTGAAAACCGTGCCCAGCAGCGCAGCCTGCTGCGCGACGCCGCCGGCCACTGTCAGCGTGGCCTCCTGCACATCCGTTGTCCCTGGCTGCCAGAACAGGATTGCGTGATCACCATCTGCCAAGCCGGTGGTGCTGATCACCGTGCCCTCGCTGTTGATCACCCCGTTGTTGAACCGTGAGGTGTGAGTGACCTCGGAGACCAGCCTGAAGTATTGGCCCGGCTCCATTCCCATTGCCGCCTGCGGCGTGGTCTCGAAGGTCAAGCCGTGATCAACCTCCTTGCGCAGCTTCAGGGCAAACCGTGCGAACGCCAAGCCCTGCTGCTGGGTGGTGCAGAAGCCACTCAGGTCGAACTGCTCTTCTGGGTCATCGTCACGGCCGCCCTGATCATCAGATAGGCGCATCGTGAACATGCGCTCTTGGCTAAAGCCGTTGAGCTGCTCCTGCCGCCACTTCACCACTGCCTTGAACAGCTGCCGCTCCTCCGGGCTCAGCCAACTCACCTTCAGGTTGCGGATGTTCCCGTCGGTGAACAGGGCGCTGATGGGCACCTTGGCGTCGTTGGCGATCTT